GTTACTTCTTATTTTTCCCATTACTTGGGTCTCTTTGCTTTATAAATAAGAGAAGTAGCATACGCCTTAATGTCAGTACCAGCCGTAGTATTATCTCCATCTATCTTTAATTTTATCCAATGTACCTTTTTAGATTTATCACCAGTTTGTAAAGTGAAGGCAAGATTATCATCTCCAGTAAATTTATTAGAAATGTTACTTCCTGTTTTCCAAGCAGTATCTCCATCTAATTTATATTGGATAGTTGTCAGGGTCCTGTCGTTTCCTTCGACTTTCAAATTTCTAACTTTCTTATCTACCATAGTTTGACCCATTTGAATCTTCTTTGATTCCCAAGACCAATCTTCTCTAGTACCCGTATTCGATAGAAACTTTGCTAGGGTGTTATCCTTTAATAATAAAATTGTTGCACCATCTTTTGTTAATGCTGTATCAAAAACTTTCTCGGGAGTAGAAAATAAATCCCATCTATTCTTTTGTGTACTGTAACACCAGCATCTATATTCTTCCGTTTCATTAATTGTCACAGCAAAAAAGATTAAAAAAGCTTTCCTTTTTGAATCATATCCACATCTTACAGTGTCCTTATTATCAGTTGGAATATTTAACCATCCATATGATTCTACATTCAATATAGCATCTCCAATAGGTTTCATACTAGGACTAGCTAAATAGATATTCCTATAATCACACCACATCATTCCAGAGTCAGTAATTGCTATAGTCTTACTATTGATACATCCAGTCCCTTCAATAACGTCTTCAATAAATAAGTTGTTAGGGTTAACTACAGCTACTTGGCTATTGCTAAATGCATAAACCTTTCCCATAAACCCTCTTAGGGCAACTGGTATAAATGGTAATTGAACAAAATCTTTTGTCCAATCGAAGAGTGAGAACTTCCCGGGCTGTGACCTAAATAGATAGTTTTGAGCATCAGGTATCTGTTGATGATTACAATCTCCAACAAAGTGGTACCCATTCTGTTGTGTATTCACGCCATATGATATCGACATATCAAAAATCTTTTCGCTCATTCCATTAACAGCTTCGTAAGTTCCTTCAGCATCCCCAGTATCAGTTATATTAAAAGATTGATAACTCCCAGACGCATTATGATTAAACTGATACAATGGAATTTCCTGAATAAACCTGTATAAGGTTTCTGGTTCAAGGGTATCTTTAGATAAGGACGTTGCTCTGTATACAGCAACTCCAGTAACCCTATCATTTAATACCATACCATCAGAGATTCTCATCTCAACAGCCATTGTCTTTGTTATTGGCTCACCTACACCCGCTGTTGAAGATTCTTCCCAAAATGAACCAGTAGTACTAATTAACGCAGTCTCTTGATACCCGTCATAGATAAGAGATGCTTTATAAAAAACCTTTGCACAACTAATTCCTGCCCAAGAACCCTCGGTACCTGTCTCTGTTGGAGGTTGCATAGAAAATTTAGAGGCAGATGAAGTATATGTATTAGTTGCTGTTGCTTGACCGACTTTAAAAAGTTGTTTTACTTGATGGTCTCCCCAAGGGACAGACATTACGTGTGTTACACTTGCTGAACTCATCCACCAATATGTGTCTGTTTGACCTTGATTCGTAGTACTATGTTGTACTATGTTTCCATGCTCAGCGGCTCTATAAGAACCTTTGTCATCTGGATTAGCACTAGCGGTTAGGTAGTAACCTTTTTTCATCTTCCCACTATTCGCTGATGAACCATAAAATCCAGTACCACCAGAAGTTGGCGTTATACTTTGAGAGATTGGGTCCCCGTCTTGGTCAGTATTCCACCAAGTATAAGCAGTCTCATATAATTCACCCTCAAATTCTGTATAAGCATCTATTGACCAATCATTAGGAAATAATTGAGGCTTGGTAGGACCAGAAACCTCTTGAGGTTTAGCGGTCTCAGTTCCAAATCTAAAGTGTAAAAGTTTTCTATTACCGCCCCTGACATAACTAAGAAGTGCTCTTTGTCGTGTAGCACCAGTAGTTGATGCAATTATTCTTCCATTATTTAGGAAGTTAGGTTGAGCAGATGGGATATTATCCCACTGCATTATACCTTTATTTGCTGTTCCGAGTTCTCCTAATCCTCCGGGTAAGAGCCATTGTGGAATATTAAATCCTGAATTTCCAGTAGCACTTCTCCATTTGGTAGTCCTAGTTCCTCCTATATTATAATCTATCATATGACAAAATGCTTTTTGTACACTCTCACCTTCATTATCATCAGATATATGCATGGCATATGTAATCCATTTTACCCCTCGATATACCTTATTTGTTGCATTACTATTATTATCCCCCATAAATGGTCCAAAAATAGGTTGATTCCACGCCGACACACCGGATGCCTCACCCGATTCTGTTGCATAAGGATAACTATTTATCTGTCGTTGATTTGCCGTTAGAGCTTGTCTAGCGGAATACCAAGCCCTACTACCTCTTGAATCTGGGGGTTGTGTAGCTATAGTAAAATAAATAATAGGACTCGCCCCATTTCCCCCCGTTTCACTATTAAATCCTGCAAATTCTAAACAATATTTTGATGTATTCTGGAATACGGGAATTATTCCCTGTTCTGAAAAAGTTG